ATCCAACTCAGCTGCATTATATAACGCAGGATTTCGTAACGGTAGAATTCCTCCAGAGAAGTTGACACCTTTGGCACAGGCACCCGGACATCGTTTATATAAAGATGCAGCTGAAGCGTTTGATAGAATGGCATTACAATTCAAGGCAGATACAGGTCAAACATTAAAAATCACAGACTCATATCGTAAAATTGAAGTATCTATTGATTTGATTAAGAGAAAGGGATGGTATGATAAAAATCCTCCTGATTCAACTGAAGGTAGAACACAAAATATGGGTCTAGGAGGAACTCCAGGTACTTCAAATCACGGTTGGGGACTTGGTATCGACGTTACAAATTGTGGTTATGATTCTGTTGCGTTCAAGTGGCTCAGTCAAAATGCAGCAAAATATGGGTTCAAAACTATTCCTAAAGAATCATGGCATTGGGAATATACCACCATTCCTTTAAAACAACCTATAGCAGGTTAAATATACACAATGGCATCAGATAAACGAGTTATCATCAACGAAATACAACGTCAATTTCCTAAAGATGGAGATTATAGCATCGAAGCATTGATGAAAATATCTCCCACCTTAAGAAATTTAATTGACAATGAAGGAACTTTTAGCACCTTGGCATTTTTAACTCCTCCTATTGTCAATCAAATTGTTCGTGAAATTGCTGAAGCGCGTGGATTGTTAGGAGATGTGAATGCCGATGGCTCATCTAATCCTTTACTGAACACAATTGCACAACCCAATCAATCATCAGCAATTGTCAGGTCATTGGATTCAGCAACCAATACAATCAATGCTCTATCGGCATTGCCTCAATTAATTGAACTTGCCAATTCCAATAATCCCTATCTCATCACACCTGACGATTTAAGTGCTGCAGCACAGTATGAAAACTATGAAGATATTCCTTACAAAGAATTAACTTTACTTACAACTGCTGATGGTAATATCGTCCTTGATAAAGAAGGATCTTTAATTGAAGCACCTACACCTAACAAACGAGTTCTTTCTCCTGAAAAAAGTCCTGAAGGTCATATAGGACCTTTGACACCTGATGATGTGGAAGTGTTTGCTATACTTCTTGAGGATGAAATTCGTATAGAGCGTGAGGCACAAGGCATCCCTCATACCATTGATACCGTGGATGAAAATGGTAAAATGGGATTGTATGGATTAACAGTTTTAGACCTTGTGGAAATAGGTGTGGTGAGTCAAACCGCAGTAACCGCATGGCAATCTATACCTTCCAATGAACGAGAGGATTACGCATATCAAGCCTTGCTTGCCGGTATTATTACAGTTGCTATGTATGGTAACATTCCTTATGTATTGAAGTCATCATTAAGTTGGTATGTTCTTGCCAATAGACAATATTGGTTGGAAAAACTCATAGGGCCCAAAAACTTTCTTAAACTACAAAAAATACAGCGTTTGCTGATGTATCGTCATGCATTACGTAATTGGAAAACAACCTTTGCCTACTTTATACAAAACGCCATTACCAACAAAGCACAAATTCTAGGACATATGTTGGCCGCTAGGTTGGTAGGTGAGCGCGCCGCACGTGCATTTGGATTGGGTGGTCAATTTGCAAGTATTATCGGTAGAAAGGTTCAGGATATCTTTAACAGAGGATACAAGGCTTTAGCAAGCAAAATCACTGAAACTGAAATCAAAGACACAACAGAAACAACCGATTTAGGTGAAACAGTAGAAGGTACAGGAATTGTTGAGATTAAAGGACCTGCAGTAGGCATTGCAGAAGCAGCCGCAGCAGGAGAACCCACGTTGTCTGCTTCTGAAATTGATAAAGCAGCTGAAGCTGTTCCTGATCCTGAACCAACAGCAACATCAGGCAGTCAAAATAGCACAAGAAGATATAGTGATTTCACAAATGTTGAATCACAACCCACCAATGCCGCCCTTCGTGAAGTGCCTGATAATCAAGGATTCCATGATCCTAATCGTGTATATCCTCGTGTGAATCGCATAGGTGAACCCGACACAAATCGTTTGGCTCGTCATCAAAAAATTCAAGACACCATTGTAGGTACAAAAGACAAAGAACGCATATTGAAAATTCCTGTGGCCAGAGGAGAACCTGCTTGGGATCAACCTCGTTCACCGTATAATGCTCGTTACCCATACAATCATGTGAGAGAATCAGAATCAGGTCACATTATTGAGGAAGATGATACACCAAACAATGAACGATTACATTGGTATCATCGTGAAGGTACCTTCATGGAGATTGACCGTAATGGTACCATGACTCGTAGAATTGTAGGTGATGGATATGAAGTTTGGGAAAGAAATGGATACATTTATATTGGCGGAAAAGCCAATGTAACAGTTGAAGGCAATTGTAACATCTATGTGAAAACAAATTGTAATTTACAAGTAGATGGTGATTTAAATGCTGATGTCCACAAGTCTGTGAATTTTAGTGTTGCTAAAGATTTCAATGTTACTGTAGGAGGCAGTATGAATTTCGAAGCCAAAGAGTTCATCAATGCCACAGCACAGAAGAACATCAACATTAAATCATCAGCAACAGCTAGTATGACAGGCGACAATGTTAATGTAAAAGCCAATGCAGTACTTCGTTTATCAGGTGAAAAGAAAGCATCATTGGCATCACCTGCAGGGCAGGCATTATTGTTGGCAGGTGCAGGAACTGTTGTTGTGAATGGAACTGGACTTGGATTATTACCTTCTCCAGGAGGCGCCGCGGCTGCATTGGCTCAATCCAATAGAGCACAAGTAGCAGGAGAGGCTGTGGCAGGAGATCCTGTAGGATTGAGGTCACCTCAAGAACCTGTGTTGCCTCCATTAGCTTTAGAAACACGGGTAGATAAAATGTCCTCAACCATGTCATCTTTAGCTGAAAATCCAGACCAAAATCGTGATGCCATTAATGCTGTAAAGGCAAATGCTGTTGCTGAAGGTGTGGTGACATCAGAAGATTTGAATAGGCCACTTACAGAAGGGGCACGTGACACTACTCCTCCGCCAGCAGCTGAACCTCCTAAAGTGGCATCATGCGAACCATTGAATGGCATGACCACATTCCCAACAACTTTGGACCTATCACCGAATGTAACGTTGGGTATGTTAACAACAGGAGCAACAATTCGAGCACAACATGGATTAAAAGAAGCTGAGATTGTGTGTAATCTAAAACAATTGGCCACAAATGTTATTGAACCTTTGTTTGAAAAATTAGGGAAAAACAATGTGAACATCATTACAGGATTACAGAATCCTTCTGTGGTGACAGGAGCGTTGAATAACCCAGCGGCAGCTTCATTTCATGAGTTGGGATTGGCAATTGATATCACCTTCCCTAACAAACAATTCTCAGAATACTATGATGTTGCCGTTCAATTAAAGCAAGTACTTCAATATGATAAGCTTCAATTGGAATATCAATTAGGTGAGGTGAACGGAAAAACCACATATAAACCTTGGGTCCATATTCAATGGCAGCAACAAGGATTGAAGTTGGAAGGGGGTCGAGAGGGATCCCAAATCAGAATGGAAACTTTAACCATGAAGGGTGATACTGTTCATGATCCTAAAAATCTTGTGAACCTTCTTCCTGCAACTGCACCTGCTGCAACAGAACCAACTCCTGAAACCAAATCAGAATGGGATGCCATTCTTGTGGCAGGATTAGACAACAGACCAGGTGACCTAGATTTGGAAGCTCAGGTGAAGTTGTTCAAGACTGGATTTGGCGTCAATAGTAAAGTGAAGGGATTTAGATATAATACACCAACGCAAGAAATCATTATATTCATGCGCAAGAATCCCAAGATTCCTGTGTTCTGTTTCAGCGCAGGCTGTGCCAAGGCCTTTGACCTGTCCACAATTGAGAATCTAGCTGATAAAAACAAGTTCTATGTTATTGAACCATATGCAGCATCAGCCAGAGTGAAAACCATTGTGGAGAGTGCTATACAGCGAGGGGTTCCTGCCAGAAATGTCACAGTAGGACCTTCAGCAGAACGTGGCCAGGGTATTGCTGGAGCCTCTAACACACCCAGAAATATCGACCATTGGGGTGCCTTGAAGTATGTTGCCACACAGAATAAGTTGTAAACCATATAAATAATGTCATGACCAAACCAAATCGCCTTTATCTAGACCTAGACTTGACATTTGGACAAACTGCAACAAAGGATGTTGCAAAGCGTGTTGATGTCAATGCGGTGAAACAATCACTGAAAAATCTCTTGTTTTTACGCAAGGGAGAAAAACCGTTTCGTCCTGAAATAGGTTCAGATTTACATAAGGTGTTGTTTGAACCTATGGATTTTCTGACGATTGATTTGATGAAAGACATTATCAAAGAACTTATCGGTAAATATGAACCTCGAGTTAACCTTCAAAATGTTGAAATCAATCCTCAACATGAAACCAATTCGTATGATGTCATTCTTTATTTCTATGTTGTAGGAATCTTAGAACCTGTCACATTCAACTTAATTTTACAGAGACTTCGCTAATGGCAGAACTACGAATTACCGAACTGGAATTTTCACAAATTAAAGATAATCTAAAAAATTATCTTGGTGCGTCTGAGCAATTTTCAGATTATAATTTTGAAGGTTCTGGTATCAATAATCTGTTGGATGTGTTGGCATACAACACACATTACAATGCATTATTGGCACATTTACAAGCCAATGAAATGTTCATCGACACTGCCATTAAGCGTTCATCTGTTGTGTCAATTGCAAAAACATTAGGATATACTCCTAGGTCTGTGGTATCCTCACGTGCCAGAATCAATGTTGTGATTACTAGTGCTGCTACTGGACCATTAACTATACCAAAATATTCAAAATTTTCCACCACGGTAAACAATCAAACCTATAGTTTTGTTTCTTTAGATGAATACAGTGCAAATAAAATTGCAGGAACATTCACATTTTTAAATCTAGACCTATGTGAAGGAGCTTTGGTTACACAGGAACAAACTATCGCAAGTGACCAAATTACAGGTCCTATCACTATTAGAAACAACAACATTGATTTGTCAACATTAGAAGTAACTGTTCAAACAAGTGTATCTGATTTAACAACTGCTTCTTGGAAACGTTCAGAAACCGTCATTGATATCACTTCCACAGACAAGGTGTATTGGGTGGAAGAAGGCACTGATGGATATTACAAGTTGTTTTTCGGTGATAACATTATAGGTAAAAGTTTAACAGCAGGCAACATTTTAATCATCACTTACATAGCATCTAAAGGAGCAGAATCCAATGGTGCCTCTTCCTTTGGTGCTCAGTTTTCATTAGGGGGAAGTTTAGTTACTTCTTTGGTGTATGCAGCATCCGGAGGTTCAGAAAGAGAAAATATTGATAGCATTCGTTTCAATGCTCCTCGTTATAATGCAACTCGTGGTCGAGCAGTCACAGTAGATGACTACAAATCATTGGTCATGGTGAATTTTGACAAAGCCAAGTCTGTGGCTGTATGGGGCGGTGAAAATAATGTACCTCCCATTTACGGTAAAGTATTCGTTTCCATTGATCCTAAAGATGATTACATTGTTACGGAATCTGATAAAAATTTTCTGTTGAACAGTGTTATTCGTCCTCGGAGTGTGCTATCACTACAGCATGAGTTTGTAGATCCTGTTTATTTGTATGTAGGTATGAATGTGAATGTTACCTATGATAAGAAACTTACACGATACACTAACACACAGGTTGCCAGTTTAGTGGCAGGGGAAATTCGTCGATACTTCACAACCGAACTTTCAACTTTGGATAAAAATTTCTACTATGCACAATTAATCAATAGAATTCAAACATCCCAACGTGCTATTGTGGGTACGTTGATTGATTTGCGTTTACAGCGTAGAATTACACCTATATTGAATGTTCAGGAATCTTTGGACCTGTACTTCACAACAGCAATTGAACCCAATTCTTTCACAAGCACAAATTTTATAACTGTAGTGAATGGTGTTCAGTACACGGCCTATATTCGTGATTATCCTGATGTGTTTCCTCCTTCACGTACAGGTACAGGAACATTGAAGCTCATCAACACATTGGATGGAACCATCATTGATGAAAATTATGGTACCATTAGTTATAGTGGATCTGGATTATTCAGAATGAGCAAATTGTTTGTGACACAGCTTCTATCAGGAACCAATGATGTACGCTTCAATGCTCTTCCTCAGGACTTGAACAAAAATCTTTCTCCTACAATTATCAGAACAACACCCAATCTTACACAAGCTGTGTATCCTTATCCATCACAGAACATTGTGGTTGTACTTGATGACAGTGAACAAAACCGAAATGTTGGAACTCTTTCAGGTCTAGCGGTAACTGCTCAACCCATTGATGGATAATGTCTACTTTAAAAAACAAGTTACAGCATCTCATTGATGGTCAGATTCCTGAATATCTTCGGGATACCTATCCTAAATTTGCTAACTTCATCAAAGAGTACTACACCTTTCTAGATGAAAATCGTCAGGTCAATGGTGTATTATTAAATTCAAGCAAATGGACTGATGTTGATTTGACATTGGATTTGTTTGTTGATGAGATGCGTAAGCAGTATGCCTATGATATTTCACCTGAAGCATTGGTTGAACAGCGCCGTTTAATCAAGTTCATCAATCAGTATTACGAATCCAAGGGCACAGAAAATTCTGCGGAACTGTTTTTCCGCATGATGTACAATGATAATGTCACCGTTAAATATCCAGGTGACTATGTTTTACGCGCCTCTGATGCTGTGTGGGAATCTAAAAAAACTATTAAGATTGATACAGATTACACCCAAATAAATCCTGATTCTTTAGATATTGCTCCTGCCACAATTCGTGAAGATGCTACAGATGCGTTTGACTTAAAAGAAAAAACCATTTATTTAAAATACTATCGTCGAGAAGCAACTGGATTGAATTTATACACATTGCAATTTGGTTGTATAAATGTTAGTCGCATCATTACAAATCAAGACATTTACAAGATTGAAATTGATATTCCCAAAACAACAAACATAGATGATGTGAATGAAGCATTGTCCACACAGGTGCATTATGACACTGTGTGGGTGACAGCATTTGAAAATGATGTGGAATATGTGTATGGATTTTTAACACAACAGCTTATAGGTTATGACGTTTTATACGGAGGAGAAAACTTTCGTCGTCGTGACACTTTCACTGTTGAAGTATCAGAATCAGCACTATATCCCATTCCAGGTCAAGAAAATAATAACGGTATAGTTCGTGTAGCAGGAACAACAGAAAAAGATACTGAAGAATATTTTGCTACGGATTATGTCATTTTAGGATCAGAATATGCCATAAGTGATGCTTTTACTGGTATCATCAATTCATTACGTTTCATTTCAACTGGACATAGATTTGATGTCATTGGTGATTATTTTGCTGAAGCATATGATGAAACAAATGACTACACCACGTATAAAGATTTTGACAGAGTGTTTGATAATCCACGTGGCAATGAATATGCCACTTTAGTATCAGGTGATTATTTTCAGGAATATAGCGGTGATGGCCGCTATATGGACACCAATGATGATACCGGATACACAGATTTCAATGTTGATATTTACAACACTACAGCAACTCGTGTTCGATTCCAAGTTGGATACATTTATGAACACCCAGGTGCTTGGAAAAACAATTCAGGATTCCTATCAGACATCAATAAGTTACAAGACAACTACTATTATCAGCCATATTCCTATGTGATTCAAACCAGAATCACACCATATGAAACCTGGAACAATCTGTATAAAAATAGTGCTCACCCTGCAGGGTTCATTGTGTTTGGTGAATTGTTAATTGAAGATAGTATAAACTTCCCACCCATCACAATTGAAAGTACACAATATTATATACAAAACTTTGTGGATGGTGTACAACCCATTGATGAAATCGCAAAAAGCGTTACAAAACCTGTTACTGATACAGTATATGCATCACAATCATATGCACCGGAATATTTTGCTGAATTATATGTTGATAATGAAACCTTTGACTATAACTTCAATAAAGTATTAGATGTTATTACTGTTGATATAACTGATGGCATCACATTAGAGGTAGAACCAGTATTCGCAGAATCCGTTCTAACTAATGAGTCTGTTATTAAGGATATCACCTTAACTAATATCACAGATTCAATTGAAACGGATGAGTCACTTGAAAGTCAAATTATCATTACACGAACCTTTGCTGATAATGCCACAGTAACCGATACCATTGCTGCTAAAAATATCACAATTGATTTTGATGATAATTATGTAATATTAGATGATACATCTTTATTGTTTAATAAAACCCTTGAATCCAATAATATTGAATTATCTGATACATCAACAAAAAATATTGAGCTTGTAATTGATGTTGTAGACACGTACTCAGAAGGACAATATTTTGATGAAGATTATATTAATGGAAATCAAGTAACTTTCACTGAAGATGTAATTGTATCAACCGTATTATTAGATGATGTTGTAACAGCAGAAGATGATTCGGCTATTTTGTTACACAGTTCTGCATCAGACTCATTCATTGCTACAGATACAGGTAATGTTTTAAATGTCACACTAAATAAAACAGATGTGGTATCATCTATAGACAATATTACAAAAATTGATACTGAAATAAATCTTGCTGATAGTGTTACTCTAACTGATACCGCTGTCAGAACATTTAATCAACAAAATGATGCAACTAGTGATTTGGCAGAAGACCTTTCTGTTGTTGATGACAGTAGTATTACAGTTTCACCTGTTTACAATGATGCTGTATCTTTAACAGATGCTCCTGTAATTCTAGATATTGATTTCACACTTGCTGAAACATCAATCATTACAGAAAATGCAGTAAAAAATACACATATTTTTATTGATGATGTAACATCAACATCTGATACTATTTGTGTTGGTATTGACGATTATGTTGCAATAGAATATGTTGATATTGGATATGCAGGTACTGTGGAATGTACAGCAGGTTTAAATAACACCACTACAACTACAACAGCAGCACCTACAACCACTACAACCACTACAACTGCCGCGACAACTACAACGACAACTACAACGACAACTACAACAACAACGACAACTACAACAACAACTGCACCGCCTGAAAATATCATTACCAACGGATTGATTGTTCATTTAGATGCTTCTAATTCATCATCATACCCTGGCACAGGAACCACCTGGACTGATATTGCAAGTGGTTATAATGGAACTTTAGTTAACGGGCCAACATATAGCTCAAATAATGGCGGTATCATACAATTAGATGGTACAAATGATTACATTCAAATATTAGACACAGCTGCAATTCGTGGAAATATTGGTAGTAAGTTAACTGTTCAAATATGGGCAAACATTTCATCATACGCCGACAATAATGGAATATTTGGTAAACAATTCGGCAGTCCTTCATATGATGGTTATTCTTTAGCAGTAAAATCAAACAACGTTTTACGTTTACAAATGAATGGGGGTTCTGTAAACGGATTATATAATAGTGCAAACACTAATGTATTCTCAACCAACACTTGGCATTTGTTTACAGCAGTGATTGCTTTTGGTGGAAATTCCAAGGCGTATGTTGATACTGTAAAGGTGGTTGACATAAACAATGGTGAAACATCAATACCAAGCAACACAGCAAATCTAAGAATAGGCACAGATATTCAAGACCCAGGAGATAGATTCCCAACCATGAGTGTGGGTGCGTTCTACATTTACAACAGAGAATTGTCTGGTTCTGAGATAGCAGATAATTATAACAATACAAAAGCAAGATACGGTTTGTAAGTAGTATAAATACTCATAACAACTTTTTACTTTTCTAGGAGAAAACCATGGAAGAAAACATCAAGGCATCAGGTAAGTTGACCATTGTTCTACGTGACGAAAATGGCAACATCAAGGAAGAACGTACACATGACAATCTAGTGGTTACCGCTGGTTTGGAACACATTGCTTCACGTATGGTTGGCACATCATCAGGTGTGATGTCACATATGGAAGTGAGCACTTCTTCAACAGCAGCAGCAGCCGGTCAAACAGCTCTATTAGGTTCTTCTTTGACAGGTGGTCGTCAAGCATTAACCACATACTCAGCTTCAGGCGCAGTTGTAACCGCTATAGCCACATTTGACGCCGCTGAAGGTACAGGTGCTCTAACAGAAGCAGGTCTTTTCAATGCTTCTTCAGCAGGCACAATGTTGTGTCGCACAGTGTTCCCAGTTGTCAACAAGGGTGCATCCGATAGCATGTCAATCACCTGGACCATCACCGTTTCATAATCTAGTATAAAACAACATGGCTAACTTGATTCCTGCGGTGACCCGGCATGAAATTGCCAGGTCAGTTTACCGTGACATCATTACAGGAAAAGATTTCTATTATGTGTTTGCGGGTAAAACATTTACAGAAACCGAAACTCCTGTAGATACACGACATTACGTTGCTGATATTCATAGAAATATGATATTGGCAAAACGTATTGTACCTGGTCCAAATGATGTTGTTTACATGATACAACGTAAAGATTGGGAATCAGGAACCACGTATGTACCATATAGTGATTATGAAACATTGGGATATGATGATGAAGGAACCTTTGTTGTAGAAGATTTCTATGTTATGACAGATGAATATCATATCTACAAGTGTTTACAAACAGGTGATGGAGCATCTACAATCAAACCCACTTCTACTGATCCTGAGCCAGAACTACTTGATGATGGATATCAGTGGAAGTTCATGTATGAAATTCCTGTTTTAGATAGAATTAAATTTTTAACATCAGAATATATTCCTGTTCGAAATGTATCTGATGGTGTAAATTTTGATGTGAACGGTGTGATTGAATCTGTTCGTATAGAAAATCCAGGTGAGGGATATCTGGATCCATATCTTGTGATTCTAGGTGATGGGTTTGCACCTGCCGATATCATATTCAATGGAGACACATCTGTTACAGGAGCCACAGGTGATGATCCACATACTATACAATACATAGGCCACACATTCATCACAGGTGACCGAGTGTTATATAATAATGGGGGAGGCACCTCTGTTGTGGGATTAGGTAATAACAGTGTATACTATGTAATTTTTTACAGTGATAAAAAAATTCGTTTGGCAACTAGTTTAGTCAACGCCGAGGCAAATGAATACATTGAAATTGATTCAGGTGCAGGTATCAGTCATAAACTCACATCTATTAGCACTGCGTCATTAGAAAATTTAGGTACATACAGTAGCTCCATAGTTACAAAAGATGTGAATGGTAGCATCACAAACATTGAAATCACGGATTCTGCACGTGGATATACACACGCACGTGCTGTGATGTATGACACCAAAGCATCACCTCTTGATTATGATGTGAGTGTTCCTGGTTCTGAAGTATTCTCGGGTACCATCAGTGCTGATATGGAAGACAAAACTATATTAGGTGTGGACACTGTATTCACAGAGGAACTTTCAGAAGGTTGGACTTTAACAGACCATCATAATAACATCATAGGGGCGGTTGCCACCATAGTGTCTGACACAGAAATAGAACTTGTAACATATGCTAAAGTAGATGTACCTGATGAAACATTTGGTGCTTTTGCTGGCAACGGATTTGAAGGTGTTGTAATTTTAGGTACAGAAACAGCCAGTCAAATCAATAAGGATGTGGTGTTGGATACCGTACATGGTGCCATTTATCATGTAGATATTCTTGACGGTGGCGAAGGGTATGATGACATCACATTACAAGTTTCAGGTGATGGAACAGGTGTAGAATTGTACGTGGATCCAGATGATGATATCGATGCAGATGGTACCATCACAAATGTACAAATTACAAATTATGGGCAAAACTACAACTATGGTGATGTCGAGGTGTCAGGTATTCATACATCTCCGGCGTCATTCAGAATTCATGTAGGACCACAGCGAGGACATGGATTCAATATTGCACAAGAATTGTTTGCACGAACCCTGTGTATCAGTGCAACAATTACAACAGAAAACACTGATTTGTTTGAAGGTAACGATTTTCGACAATTAGGTGTAGTGAAAAATTTAAAGTTGTATAATAGCATTCAAGATGTAGATATAGGATATCTACAAGAAGATACAGCAACTGCAGCATTCATCATCACTGTACCTGAAAGTGAATACAATGAATACAATGCTGATGATGAAATCGAGGCCTCGACAGGAGGCATATATAAAGTGTTGACCAAAGTGTTTGATGAAGTAGAGGAAGTCTATCAAATCTATTTGTTGTATATGACAGGGGTGGAAGGATTAACTACTGATACCACCTTTACAAATCTCACAACAGAATTTGAAAATTTGTCATGTAGTGCAGTTACAGAACCTGAGTTTGATAAAAACACAGGAACCATTATCTATGTTAATGAATTCTCTCCTATTTCTCGAACAGCAGAACAATTTGAAACCATTAAACTCTTTCTACACTTCTAGGTAACCATGGCTATCAACTTAGGAACCTCACCATACTATGATGATTTTGATGGAGACAAGAATTTCCATAAAATCCTTTTCAAGCCTGGATATGCCGTTCAGGCCCGTGAACTTACACAATTACAAACCATACTACAAAATCAAATACAGCGCTTTGGCGACCATGTGTTTAAAGATGGTTCTGTGGTTGTGGGATGTGCAGAAACTTTTCAATTCAATGTTCCTTATGTGAAAATTCGGAACACCAATACGGCAGGCATCACAATAGCGGCCACTTCATACGATACCTATAAAAACACATTGGTTGATGCCACTGTGATAAATGAATTGGGTGTATCCGCTAAAATTGTTCGTGTTGATGAGGATCCTACAGGACAACGTGTGTTGTACTTGAATTATCAAACTTCATACTATGATGCCATTGCTGAAACTACAATCACTACATTTGATGCCAATGATGCACTTACTGTTATTGATACAAACAGTGTAACATTATCATTTAAATTTTCTGTAGAAGGTGCCAGTCCAATTGGAACAGGTTCATTATACACCATTGATGATGGTATCGTGTATGCTGAAGGCGCCTTTATCCGTCATGAATCACAAACTGAAGTACTAAGTTATTATGATAGTGTACCATCTAAAAATATCGGATTTCGTATTGTTCCTAGTGCGGTCACATCAGATGATGATGTAAGTCTTTTGGATCCTGCCGCAGGCTCATACAACTATGCTGCACCGGGTGCAGATAGGTACAAAGTCATCACACAATTGGAATCATACGCGCGAGCGACGCCGGCATCGATTGACATTGAAACAACACCTGATGATGGATTCTATTTGCTATTCATTGTTGAAAATGGTTTTGTGAAGCGTGCGTTCAATAAACCACAGTATGCAGAATTGCAACGAGTATTGGCACAACGCACTTTTGATGAATCAGGGAATTATGTTGTATCTGGATTAAATGTCAATGTACGCGAACATTTGAAAACTGATGTTAATAACGGCCGTTACACTACAGAAGAACTAGGTGATGCTTCGAAAATCCTATATGGTGTAGAACCAGGTAAGGCATACGTAGAAGGATTTGATAGTGAACTGAAAGCTACAGAATATCTTTCAGTATCCAAGGCAACTGATACACAAGACGTTGTAGAACAGCAAATCTTCACCTTATTTGGTAACTATGTGTATGTGAAGGATGTTGCCGGTAGTTGGGGATTGGCTGAAGATAATGTCTCCTTAAACTTGTTGGATGGCGCAACATTAGTAGCTACATCAAAGTTCCGTTTATTACAACATCATTCTGGGTTAACAGGAACTGGCAGCACTCGTTTCTATAAACTGTATATGTACGGTCTCACCTTTGAGTCAGGCATGGGTTTCACACAATTGGCAGGTGTAGATACCATTACAGCAACCAATTCAACAGCCACAGTAGCCATCACTCCAGGTGACAATCTAGGAGGACCTGAACAAACCTCCTTCAAACTACACGAAGGTACATATAACTCGCTCATCTTCCCAACTGGATCTAAAGCAGTTGTGGAATATGAGAATGATACCGATTACTTCTTCTGGAAATATTTAGGAGAATTTACGTTTGATGGTTCAGGCAATGCCTCAATCACAGTCAGTGGAGCCAATCAAACAATTGCAGGATCTTCCACAACATATCAACAAGATTTTCTAGTTGTAGAACCTGCAGGAGCTTCATACAATCTTGCAAATCTTACAGGATACACAGTGGTATCAACCACATCTGGCACACTACAAGTGAATGTGGCAGATGCAGGTGCCAACAGAAAGGTGTATGCACGTATTCGTCAAGGTAATGGTGCACCTATAGGATTAACTCTTGAAACTTCCTTTCTTGCCGTAGATAGTTCTTCATTAACTGGCACAAGTTCTACAAATCTATTGACAGATAAGAATTTATACCTCGGTGTTCCTCATGTACATGATATACAAGCTATATACATGGCTGATGCATCAGAGGCATATCCTGGATCCTATTCTAGTTTGATTGCCAATACTGCATGGACCAATGTAACAACAGATTTTCAATTGTATGTAAATGTGAATGATAACGTATATAACACCTCATATGTTAAATATACAGGATCAACATCATTGGCATCAAAGAAAATTGTTCTGAAATTCAGAAATTTTTCAAGAGCATCAACATTAGGATATTTAAATAGAAATTCCTATGAAAGTGCTTTGATTGATTTTGATCCTACAAGTTTAAATTTAGCAAAGCAAATCTATTCATATGAATTACCTGCTTATACATCTGACCTAACAGGTATCACCTATGATATGCGCGATGTCATTGACTTCCGTCCTACAGTAACACCTAGAGCAGGATTTTCAGGACAGACATATGCAAACACAGCCACAACAGCCACAGACATGGCTGCCGGTGCAAACGTGCCGGTTACTACATTGGACACAACCAATGGTATTGCTGTACCTGACCCAGAAAGTGTATTAACAGCTTCTTTTTCAATCAATCTCCCTAGAAAAGATAAGATTGTATTGACCCGTGATGGTGAATTCAAAGTGCTTCAAGGTGTTTCTGCATTGAATCCACAAACCCCTGCTGATGCACCACATGCCATGACATTGGCCACTGTGGAATTAGCTCCATATCCTTCATTGTCAACCTATGCCTCACGAGCATATGACCGTGAGGATTACGCAGCAATTCTTCGTTTGGTTGATAATCGACGTTATACAATGCGAGACATAGGTGAACTTGAACAGCGTGTGAATCGTTTGGAATACTATACAGCTTTATCCATTGCTGAAAATCGTGCAGCCAATATGTTGATTGAAGATAGTTCAGGTGCTGCCATGTTGAAGAAGGGTATCTTAGTGGATGCCTTTGATGGGCATGATATTGGTAATGTATTCAGCGAAGATTATTATGCTGCTGTGGATGTGAAAAACAAGACCTTACGTGCACCATATGAAATTTATAACATTCAGTTCCAATTGGCAGATAACACAGAAGAAACCATTGTTTTGGATTATGAGGAACAAGGTGAAGGTACAAGCTATTTAACTATTGCTGAGAATCGGTTTGCATCCAAGAGTAGAGTTTGTGGTAATACACTTCTTGGTAACTATATGTCAGGTATACTTCGCTTGAATCCCCCTCAACTTTCTTGGGTGGACACCAATGTTCGTCCTGATGTGCAAGTGAACTACAATGGTACCAATGATGGTTGGGAATTCAATGACAATTCTTTCTCAATACATTGGAACGGATGGCAAACACTTTGGCACGGTATGGAATTCACAAATTTACCTGTGCTGAACATCACCACAGTGGCAGGATTGGCAGGTCTTCGAGGTAGTGAATTTGCTCCTCTTGTATCAGATATCACACGAAACATCACAACACTGGGTAGATTACCTGAAAACAATTTGCGTACAGTGGGTGTGCGCGTACTTGATGTGTCAGTAGTTCCTTTCATCTCAGAGCAAGTTGTTACATTCATAGCAACAGGATTGAAACCAGGTACAGCAGTAAATGCCTATTTTGATGGTGAAGATGTTTCAGAACATTGCCGTTACTTCACATTACCTACTGGTGTTACCATTCAAGACATTCAAGAATTGAACAATAACATTCTACTATCACAGTATGAACCTAATGCATCTGACTATGGAGACGCATTGATTGTGAATAGTTCAGGGGTGTTAGTGGGTCAATTCCTTATTCCGGCAAATAGATTCCGTGTTGGTAGTAAAATATTCAAGCTATCAGATACCGGAGCCACAACAGCAGCAGCCATTCAACTACAAGCTACAGGCATTCCAAGCATCAATGAAGGATCCATTGCCTCAACTCGATTCCCTGATGTTCGTCAAGATGCATTAAATGAAATACAAAACAATGTTGTGAATCGTTTATTGGTAAACAATCCTAGCACGTTTAGTCCAACATCATATGGTGACCCAATGGCACAAACCTTCATTGTTGAAGGTGAAACTGATGGCGCTATGGTAGATACTATTTTGTTGTATTTCAAAAGAAAATCATCAACCAAGAAATTCACTATTCAAATTCGTGAAGTTATCAATGGATTTCCTGGTAACAAAATTGTACCATTCAGTACCAAAACATTAAGTCCTTCAGATATTGAGACATCTAGCACAGCAGCAACAGAAACACCCTTTGTATTTGATGCTCCTGTGTATTTGAAGAACAACACAGAATACGCCTTAGTTCTTCTTCCTGAAAACAACACCACAGAGTATGAAGTGTGGTGTTCAGCATTGGGAGAAAATATGTTAGGTACCAATGAACGTATCACACAACAACCCAATGTAGGTGTGCTGTTTATTCCCAACAACAACACCTCTTGGACAGCATTAGAATCAGAAGATTTGAAATTCTATGTATTCAGCCGTCAACGCACAGGCGATGCACGTGAAGTGATTTTAGAATCCATGCCTATTGATTATCTCACGGTGTCACAAACAGGTGCACACACTTTGAAACCTGGTGATGTGATGAAGGTGTTTAATGATGCTCAAATCACATTGGATGGATCAATTTCTAGTATCACAGGTGATGAAGTTGTTGGAGCAGGAACAGCCTTCACAGAAGATTTGTCTGTGGGAGATAAACTTCGTGTGCTTATTCCCACATCAGAACTATCTGGTACATTGACCATTAATGCAGGAACTCCAACCACTGTAACAGGTGTAGGAACACAATTCACCTCTGAATTACAGACGGGGGATATTCTATATGCTGAAGCCGACAATAGC